AAGCAGGATAACAGCGCAGAAAGAGATCCTGGGACAAGAAGCCACTTCAGATATATACGGTCGATAGAGAAAACAGAAAACAGAGGCATGCAGTGCATACAGGTGGACAGCCCGTCGCATCAGTATCTTGTCGGACGTTCGTTCCTTCCTACGCATAACAGCGAGCTTGCTGCAGCTGTAGCGCTGCTTCTATGCTGCGGAGACGGAGAGGAACGGGCCGAGGTCTACGGATGCGCTGCAGATAGGCAGCAGGCCGCGATCGTGTTCGACGTAGCTGCCGACATGGTAAGGATGTGTCCTGCTCTCGGAAAGAGGGTCAAGATACTCGCATCTCAGAAAAGGATAATTTATCAGCCGACGAACAGTTTCTATCAGGTACTGTCAGCGGAAGCATATTCAAAGCACGGCTTCAACATACACGGAGTCGTATTCGACGAGCTCCATACGCAGCCGAACAGGAAGCTTTTCGATGTAATGACTAAGGGCTCCGGGGATGCTCGTATGCAGCCGATGTATTTTCTTATAACCACTGCCGGAACGGACCGAAACTCGATCTGCTACGAACAGCACGAGAAGGCGCTCGATATATTAGAGGGCAGAAAGATCGACCCGACATTCTACCCTGTCATATACGGGGCGGACGAATCGGAGGACTGGACAGATCCAAGTGTATGGAAGAAAGCAAATCCGTCGCTTGGCATAACAGTAGGAATTGACAAAGTCGAAGCAGCATGCAATTCTGCAAGGCAGAACCCGGCCGAGGAAAACTCGTTCAGGCAGCTCAGGCTAAATCAGTGGGTAAAGCAGTCGGTAAGGTGGATGCCGATGGAAAAATGGGACGCATGTGGATTCGAAGTACTGCCGGAAGAACTGAAGGGACGTGAATGCTACGGGGGCTTAGACCTTTCGAGCACTACAGATATTACGGCATTCGTGCTCATATTTCCACCGAGGACCGATGACGAGAAGTACATCGTGCTTCCCTTCTTCTGGATACCGGAAGAGAACATGGATCTAAGGGTCCGGCGGGATCATGTTCCTTACGATCTTTGGGAAAAGGAAGGCACCCTCAATACCACAGAAGGAAATGTCATCCATTACGGGTTCATAGAAAAGTTCATAGACGATCTCGGTAAAGACTACAACATAAAAGAGATCGCGTTTGACAGATGGGGAGCCGTGCAGATGGTCCAGAACCTTGAAGGCCTCGGATTCACAGTAGTGCCTTTCGGGCAGGGGTACAAGGACATGTCCCCTGCCACAAAGGAGCTCATGAAACTTACTCTGGAACAGAAGATCGCGCACGGCGGCAACAAAGTGCTGCGCTGGATGATGGACAATGTCTATGTAAGGACCGACCCTGCCGGGAACATCAAGATGGATAAGGAAAAATCGACGGAGAAGATCGACGGAGCAGTGGCAACAGTCATGGCACTTGACCGTGCGATACGTCACCAGGACAGCGAAAGTATATATGACCAGAGAGGCATAGTCGTGATATGAGAAATATACGGCTTAACTTTCTGCATATATAATGCGAAATAATATGCAGATAATAACATAGAATATGCAGAAACATCTCACACGAGGTGCTTTTTTCATGCAGTAAAAGGAGGAGCACATGTCACTAATGGACAAACTAAGAAAACCGAGGGACAAGCCGGTAACGAACTATCTTTCGCAAATGAATATTAGGTGTCGCTTGCGGGTGACCTAAGATGAGATATTGCTGTTGCCAGAAAGCCTGGGAACCGGGATCCATTATACGCAGCTCTTGAATTGTACTGTAAAATGCGTTACATTGTTGGCAAGGAGATGATGATAATGGAAAAAACAGCAACACTCAATTTAAGAGTAGATCCTTCCGATAAAAAGAACGCAGAAGACGTATTGTCTCAGCTTGGTATTTCGATGTCGTCAGCAGTGAACGTTTATCTCAAGCAGATAGCATTGACAGGAGGCATTCCATTTCCTGTATCACTTCCGAAGGCACCTGCGTCAGTTGATGCCGAGAAAATGTCGGCAGCAGAAATACGGTCAAAAATTAACGACGGAATAAATGATATAAGATCCGGGGAAACGATTGATGCGAAGGAGGCATTTGATGCATTCAGGAAGCAACGTTGATATGGATAAGTACGCAGTGCTGCCGATATAGAAAACACGACGGTAGTAGTCACAAATGTTTATTACTGTGCCTCAGACATAAGCAGAAAACTTGCGGAGCTGGACTGATAATAATTCAAAACTCAGGTGAAGCTTTTATGCACATAAAAGACGAAATAATGTGCATATAACTTAAATTTAACAGTATATATCTTAGCAGAGCGCTTCTTATGAGGCGCTTTTTTAGTAATCAAAAAGGAGGGCCTCATGTCATTCATGGACAAACTAAGAAAACCGAGAGACAAGCCGGTAACGAACTATCTCTCGCAGCCATATTCGTTCTTCTTCGGAGCGAGCACAGCAGGGAAGCAGGTAAACGAACGTACGGCAATGCAGACAACGGCAGTCTACTCATGCGTGAGAATACTTTCGGAGGCGATAGCATCGCTGCCATTAAACGTCTATAGATACACCGGTAGCGGCAAGGAAATGGACCACCTGCATCCCCTGTTCTACGTTCTTCATAATGAACCGAATAAGGAAATGACGTCGTTCATATTCAGGGAAGCACTGATGAGTCACCTTCTCATATGGGGAAACGCCTACGCGCAGATCATACGTGATAACGCGGGCAGGATCATCGCCCTGTATCCGCTTCTTCCGGACAGGATGGAAGTAGACCGGGGCTCTGACGGAAAGATAGTTTACAGGTACACGAGATACGACGGCAATGACCCATATATGAAAAATGACGGAGTCATAGTGCTTGCCGATGAAGATGTGCTGCATATTCCGGGGCTCGGGTTCGACGGCCTCATAGGCTACTCCCCTATCGCGATGGCAAGGAACGCTGTCGGCATGACGCTCGCCTGCGAAGAATACGGCGCGAGCTTTTTCGCTAACGGCGCAAATCCGGGAGGAGTCCTGGAGCACCCTGGGATACTTAAAGACCCCGGTAAGGTGCGTGAATCCTGGAACTCGGTCTATCAGGGAAGCGGCAACGCGCATAAGGTGGCGGTCCTAGAAGAAGGAATGAAGTTCCAGCAGATAGGTATACCTCCCGAAGAAGCGCAGTTCCTTGAGACAAGGAAATTCCAGATAGACGAGATCGCGAGGCTTTACAGAATCCCGCCGCATATGGTGGGAGATCTCGAGAAGTCGTCGTTCTCGAATATAGAGCAGCAGAGCCTAGAGTTCGTAAAGTACACCCTCGACCCGTGGGTCATAAGGTGGGAACAGGCACTGCAGAAGACGCTTCTAACGGAAAATGAAAAGAAGCAGTACTTCATCAAGTTCAATGTGGACGGACTGATGCGCGGCGACTATCAGAGCAGGATGAACGGGTACGCCGTAGCAAGGCAGAACGGATGGATGTCTGCAAACGACATAAGAGAGATGGAGGACATGAATCCTATATCCGAAGAGGAAGGAGGAGATCTTTATCTTGTCAACGGCAGCATGACAAAATTAAAGGATGCAGGCGCATTCGCGGGAGCTGCCAGGAGCGCGCCTGACAGTACTAAAATGAGGAGGAACGAATGAAACGAAAATTCTGGAACTGGATAAAGGACGAGGACTCAGGCGGAAGGGTCCTTTTTTTAAACGGAGAGATCTCGGACGAGACATGGTTTGGAGACGAAGTAACTCCTGCAGCATTCAGGTCGGAGCTTGAAGAAGGAGAAGACGATATCACGGTATGGATAAACTCTCCGGGAGGTGACGTTTTCGCAGCCGCCCAGATCTACAACATGCTGATGGACTATCCGCATGACGTTACGGTAAAGATAGACAGCATTGCGGCGTCTGCCGCATCGGTCATCGCAATGGCAGGGACGACAGTACTTATGAGCCCTGTTGCCATGATGATGATCCATAACCCTGCGACTATAGCGATCGGAGATTCCGCTGAAATGCAGAAAGCAATAGCCATGCTGGATGAAGTAAAAGAATCCATCATGAACGCTTACGAGATAAAAACCGGAATTAGCAGAGCCAAGATATCTCATCTAATGGATGCGGAGACCTGGCTCAATGCATCAAAGGCAAAGGAGATGGGCTTCGCTGACGACATACTGTTTGATGCTGGTCAGAGCGTGGAGCCTCCGGAAGCAATGATGTTTTCGAGAGCAGCTGTAACAAACTCCATGCTGTCAAAGTTAATACCAAAGAAAGAAGAGCCTGAAGGTGCTGCAGAAGACGCAGTGCCTTTTGAAATGCTTGAGAAAAGGCTGAATATTATCAGCCATTAAGGAGGAACAAATGAACCGGATATTAGAACTCAGGGAAAAGAGAGCCAAGGCCTGGGAGGCTGCTAAGGCTTTCCTTGAAACAAAAAGGTCTCCTGAAGGAACCATATCAGCAGAAGATGCTGAAACCTACGATAAGATGGAGGCCGACGTTGTAGCTCTCGGGAAAGAAATTGACAGGCTGGAAAAGCAGGCTGCAATCGACGCCGAGATGGCAAAGCCTACTTCAAAGCCTATAACCAACATCCCGGGAGGTGCAGAGCCTAAGAAGGAAAAGAAAGGGACAGCGTCAGGCGAATATAAAGCGGCGTTTTGGAATAGTCTCAGGAAGAAAGGCTTCTATGATGTGAACGATGTGCTGACTATAGGAACCGATGCAGACGGAGGCTACCTTGTGCCGGACGAGTTCGAGAGAAAGCTCATCGATGCCCTGCAGGACGAGAACATCTTCAGGAGCATCGCGACGATCATACAGACGCAGAGCGGCGAGAGAAAGATTCCTGTAGTCGCAAGCCACGGAGAAGCTGCATGGATGGACGAAAACGGCCTTTATCCTGAAAGCGACGACCACTTCAGTCAGGTGACTATCGCGGCATATAAGCTTGGTACTGCTATAAAGGTATCTGACGAACTCATAAACGACAATGTATTCGACATCGAATCGTACATCGCTACAGAGTTCGGAAGACGTATCGGCACAAAGGAAGAAGAAGCATTCATCGCAGGCGACGGAAAGAGCAAGCCGACCGGCATCGTCGATTCTGCGGAAGTCGGAGTTACGACTACAGGCGCTACGATCTCCTTCGATGACGTGATGGATCTCTATCACTCTCTCAGGACTCCGTACAGAAACAAAGCCGTATGGATGCTGAACGACACCACGGTAAAGGCGCTCAGGAAGCTCAAGGACAACAACGGCACATATATCTGGCAGCCTTCCGTACAGGTAGGCGTTCCTGATATGATCCTTAACCGTCCATACTATACTTCGAACTTCATGCCGGAGCTTGCCGCCGGAAAGAAGCCGATGATGTTCGGCGATTTCTCGTACTACTGGATCGCGGACAGGCAGGGAAGATCGTTCAAGAGACTGAACGAGCTGTACGCTGCAAACGGTCAGATCGGATTCCTCGCATCGGAGCGTGTCGACGGAAAGCTCACTCTTCCTGAAGCTGTTAAGACCCTGGCAATGAAAGCTGCCTAGGTCCTGACATAAATATAAGTTAGTCCGAGGGGCCGCAGCCTAATATGCGGCCCTGAGGTCATTTTAAGGAGGAAGACATGCTCTTAACTTTAGAAGAAGCAAAGCAGCACATAAGGACGGATTATCCTGATGACGACAGTCTTACGGAAGATTTGATAGCAGCGGCTGAAGAGCTGGTAAAAGCAGCTGGAAGATTCACAGGCGATACTCTTGCGGAAAACGCTGCTGCTGCGAAAGCAGCGGAGTACTATGCAGTCGCATACCTTTACGAACATCGTGAAGATGCGGACATGAACTCCCTTATGCTTAATCTTCGCGGCTTCCTTTCTGCAATGCGGGAAGCGAGGTTCTGATGGATATAGCGGCAATGAGGTCCAGGATAAGGATAGAAAAGGCTACGGTCATAACAGATGAGAACGCAAACCACAAGGAGGAATGGACTTTCTACTATATGTGCGCGGCAACGGTATCTTCGCCAAACGGCAGCGAAGCGTATGAAGCTGCAACTACCAACGAAAAGGAGCAGATATGCTTCACTGTGCGGTTCACGACGCTTCTCCTTCCCGTAAGACCTAAAGGATACCGGGTGATCTACGACAACAAGGCATACAATATTTTGGGGATAGATCCTATGGGAGACCGCAGGACCTGTATGAAGATAAAAGCGGAGAGAGAAAATGGGTGAAAGCATTAAGCCGGAGGACCTTGCCAGGGTCATAAACTCCGAAATGAAAAGGTACGCAGATGTCGTGACAGATGACATCAAGGAATGCGTAAAGGACGCTGCGGACGAAGTAAAGTCCGAGATCAGGGATAACGCGCCGGTACTTACGGGAAAATACAAAAAGAGCTGGGGCATCGTAAAAAGCAAGGAAGATAAGGACGGCATAATCCTAATCGTCCGGTCAAAGGACAGATACAGGCTAACGCACCTGCTTGAGAACGGCCACGTTAAAAGGGGCGGAGGAAGAGTAAGAGCAATACCTCACATAGGACCTGCCGAGGAAAAAGGAAAGCGGAAACTGATGGAAGACATCGAAAGGAAGATAGAAGATGGATCATAAAGAGGTCATAGCGATGATAGCAGAGACTTCCCTGCCCTACTCCTACGATCATTTTGCGGAAGGGGAGGTGCCGGAGCTCCCGTACATCGCTTTCAGATATCCGGCGTCGGATAACACTGCGGCAGACGGAATGACGTATCTTACTTCGGCGAGATTGAATATCGAGCTGTATTCGGATATAAAGGACCCTGCTGCGGAAGAGAAAGTGGAAGCCGTGCTTAACATGCACGGCATCATATATAACAAAAGTGAAGAATGGATAGAGTCCGAAAAGCTCTATGAAGTTCTGTATGAGATGGAAGTATGACCCCTGCCGCTATCGGCAATAAATAACAAATATATGCAGGATAAAAACCATTTCTTGCCGATAATATGGTATAATAGCTGTATGCAGGAGGCAGGACATGAAATATCTATCAGTAAGTAAAACAGCTGAAAAATGGGGGCTGTCCGAAAGGACTGTCAGAAATTACTGCGCACATGGAAGATTCCCAGGTGCATTCATTACCGGCAAGACATGGAACATTCCGGAGGGAGCACTGCGGCCGGGACGCATCAACGGCAGATCCGATATGCCATTTTCCCTTCTCGAAATAATGAGAGCCGAGAGAAAGAGCAGCATATCAGGCGGCATTTATCATCAGATCCAGATAGACCTGACATATAACTCGAATCATATAGAAGGCAGCAGCCTGACTCACGATCAGACGCGGTACATATTTGAAACAAACACCCTCGGTATCACCGATGCGGCCGTAAACGTCGATGACATCGTTGAAACTGCAAATCATTTCAGATGCATAGATATGATCATAGATGATGCGGGGCTGGGTATCAGTGAGGCTATGATAAAACGGCTGCACTTCATCCTGAAGAACGGGACAAGCGATTCAAGGAAAGACTGGTTCGCAGTCGGAGAATATAAAAAGCTTCCTAACGAGGTCGGCGGATCCGCGACTGCGCTTCCTGAAAATGTTGCGGCAGAGATGAAGTCCCTTATTGCAGGATATAACGGCAGGAAGACAAAAAAGTTCGAAGACATAATAGCATTTCACTACGAGTTCGAAATGATACATCCTTTCCAGGACGGGAACGGACGAGTGGGAAGACTTCTAATGTTCAAGGAGTGTCTCAGAAATGATATAGTCCCGTTCATAATAGACGAAGAACATAAAATGTTTTACTACCGGGGTCTGAAAGAATGGAAACATGAAAAAGGATACCTTATTGACACCTGCCTAAGTGCGCAGGATGAGTTCAAAAAACGCCTGGACTATTTCAGGATAAAATATTGATACAGTAAACGGAAATGAGGACGTTAAAAGCGTCCTTTTTCTATTGCATAAAAAAGGAGAGATATATATGGCAACAGCAAATAACAAGAAGCACTTCGACGTGCTCAATTTCTACTATGCTGTAGGGACCAAAGACCAGGCGACCGGCATGGTGACATACGGAGTTCCCGTAAAGGAGCCCGGCATCGAATCGATAGCCGCAAAGGCTCAGGGCAGCCAGAGCATAACGAGAGCCGACGGGATAAACTATCTCGTCAATGTCAGCAATACGGGATATGAGATCACCGCGAAAGAGGTAATGCTCTCAGACGCTATGAGGCAGGCAGTCCTCGCGGAGGTAAAAGATAGTACCAAGGGCCTTCAGTACGAAGATGCGGATGCGGAGATGCCTGTATTCGCTTGTCTTTTTGAGTTCAAAGGCGACAAGTATCACACAAGACACGTGATGTATAACTGCACAGCATCGCGTCCGGATCTTTCGGGAGAGAACAAGGACAACCAGCAGGAGCCGGATGATGACGAGATCACGATCACAGCCAGTCCTCAGCCGATGACAGTCGACGCTGCGGGAACAGTGAAGAACATCGTGAAGGCATTCGCAAATGAAGCAGACTCTGCATATACAGGCTGGTTCTCTGCAGTGCCTACTCCTGAGTACACGAAGTCAACTACAAGCTCAACGTCCGGAAGCTGATGGAGGTAGCACATGAAGAAAACGATAGAAATAGACGGAAAAGAAGTGCTGTTCGAAGCGACAGCGATAACACCGATAATCTACCATAACGTAAGCGGAGGAGATCTTGTAAAAGACATGGAGGAAATGGACGAAGGCACGGGTGATGCGTTCATGACAGTATCGATGCTCGCTGGCGTCATGGCTCTTCAGCCCGGGAAGACGCTTACGGAGCTTATGAATATAAGCAGGACCGAAGTATATGAATGGCTGATGACGATAGAGTCTCCTCTGGCCCTGGTAGAACAGGCCAAAGACATTATGGACGTTTGGGCCAGATCGAGCAAGACATCCGTTCAGTCAAAAAAAAAGGAGAAATAGACCGCCCCGTTACTACAGCACTTTACATATTAAGGCTGCGGCAGACGGGGCTTTCACTTGCCGAAATACGGCTGCTAGATACAGGACTCGCGTTAGATATAGTTACAGAGCAGATGAATGATCAGTATGACTGGCCTGAGAAAGCAACACAGGAAGACTTTGATAATTTCAGAGACATGTAGCAGATAATGGTTGATTTTCACCTCAAAATCGAATATAATGCGAGTATGAGGTGAAAATATGATAAATACTACAGGAATGATAGTGAATGGTCTAAAAGAATATAAAAGTCCTTATGACAAGCTGTCACGGATGGTAAGAGACGGCGTCTACATACCTATTACGAAGGGTATATATGAAACTGATGCTTCAACACCGGGATATCTTCTCGCGGGTGCGATTTACGGCCCGTCGTATTTGTCGTTCGAATACGCGCTACAGCATTACGGGATGATACCGGAAGGCGTTATTGCATTTACATCTGCGACCTTCGGTAAAAAGAAAAAGAAAAAGTACGAAAACAAGTTCGGAGTATACACATACAGGGACGTTCCCGATGACGTGTATCATCTTGGGATCGAATATATGCAGGAAGGACAGTATTCATATTTCATTGCTTCACGGGAAAAGGCAATATGCGATGAGCTATATAAGCAGCGGCCTGTTTCAAATTACAGTGAACTTAAAGCCATGCTTTTCGGAGATCTCAGGATAGATGAATATGAACTGGGGAAAATAGATCCGGGCAGTCTTGAGATAATTGCCGACAGCTATCCGAGCACCAATGTGAAACGTTTTTACAGATATATCAGGAGAAACTCAAAATGAATACCATTATTGAAACGATGATCAGCTCATATAAAACGGAAACGATATACGACAAGAAAAATGCCATGAAGGAAGTGCTTCAGGAAATAATTCTGTGCGGACTCAGCAGAGCGGGATTCTTTCAAAGGGCTGCTTTTTACGGAGGTACTGCATTAAGAATGTTTTACGGACTCGACCGTTTTTCGGAGGATCTCGATTTTTCACTTGAAGAACCGGATGATACTTTTGACATTAAAAAGTATTTTCCTGAGCTTGAAAAAGAGATAGCCGCTTACGGGCTGCATGCTGATATACGGGAGAAGAAAAAAAGCGGGGATTCAAATATCAAATCAGCTTTTGTAAAAGGAAATACTGTAGAGCATCTTTTGATGTTTTATCCGGATGAGTCATCGGACTTTGGCATAAATAAAAACGAACTGACTAAAATCAAACTGGAGGTAGATACCAATCCGCCTAAGTATGCTGCATTTGAAAGGCGCTATCGCCTGAGGCCGATGCCGTATGAAGTAAATCTATATGATGAGCCGTCTTTATTCGCGGGCAAGATCCATGCTGTTATAGGCCGATCTTGGAGCAACAGGATAAAAGGACGAGATCTGTATGATTATGTTTTCTACATTGCAGGAAATGTTCCTGTGAACAGGATGCATCTAAAAGACAGATTAGTTCAGTCGGGACACTTAGAAGAAAATGATCCTTTTGAACTCGAAGATCTGAAAGCGATGCTTTGCAGTAAATTTGACAGTATTGACTATTCTCAGGCGAAAGAAGATGTTATTCCATTTTTGCGGAATCCCGGCGAAACCGACTTATGGAGTGCAGAATTCTTCAAACAGATTACAGACAGTTTGACGGAAAGATAGTACAATATTAAGCGGCGCCATGGTAAAACAAATACATATACGGGTAAAATGAAATTTGCTGAGGTAAAGACATATGGAAATTAAAAAGTATAACCAAGAAATGTCAGTATGTAAGGTTACAGATTACAGTAAAGTAAACTTGAACGATGAGTTTGTATTCATCGGGAAGACAGACGAGGAGTTGTCTCTGGTATGCTGTACAGAAAATGTTCCTCAAAATATTATTGAGAGAGATGATGGATGGAAAATGATGAGGATACAAGGTATTCTCGATTTTTCTCTCATCGGGATATTGTCGAAAATTTCAGCTGCGCTTGCAGATAATGAGGTCGGAATTTTTGCTGTTTCTACTTTTAATACAGATTATATTCTTGTGAAAGCAGAGGATTACGATAAATCTCTGAAAGTACTTGGAAAATCGGGTTATATAATTGTGTAGTGATGCAAATCCCTACTTTAGGATATCAAAGATAATATAACTTAGAATTGGGTATTTCCATTTTGGAAACAACCACATGCCTATAGTTAATAAATAGCATCTGCCTTCAGCGGCAGGTGTCTTTTGTTATACGCAAAAAGGAGGAGCCGGTATGGCATCAAATAATATAAAAGGGATCACCGTTAAGATCGGCGGGAATACCGGTCCTCTTAAAAACGCCCTTAAGGACGTGGATAAGCAGGCAAGAAATACCCAGTCCGAACTCACAAAAGTCGGAAGGCTCCTGAAGTTCAACCCCGGGAATGTAGAGCTTCTTAAGCAGAAGCAGGACGCCCTTACGAGCTCCGTGAAGAATACATCTGAAAGGCTAAAGACCTTAAGGGCAGCCCAGGAGCAGTACGTGTCATCTGGAAAAGACTTAGGCGCCGATTCATACAAGGCTCTTCAGCGTGAGATCATCGAAAGCGAATCGAAGCTGAAGCACTTTGAGAATGAACTTAAGAAGTTCGGAAGCGTCGGAGCCCAGAGAGTGGCAGCAGTAGGAGCAAAGTTCAAGTCCGTTGGATCAAAGATAACGAACGCCGGCATGGCGGTCAGCAGATCTCTCGGGGTCATGTCTGCCGCAGCAGTGTATGCAGGTAAACAGGCGATAGATGCCGCAACCACGCAGCAGAACGCGGAAAACAAACTGACTGAGATCTACAGGTCCAGGATGGGAGCGACAAGAGCGGCAGCAAAGGCAACTGAAGAATACGCATCGAAGCTACAGAGAGAAGGAGTCGTAGGCGATGAAGTAACGCTATCAGGAGCGCAGCAGCTCGCTACTTTTGCGAAGATGCCGGAGACAGTGAACAAACTGCTTCCTGCTATGGATAACCTCCTGGTCCAGCAGAAAGGATATGCGGGGACCGCTCAGGACGCAACCCAGATAGCGAACCTCATGGGTAAAGCCATGAACGGAAACGTGGGAGCGCTTAAAAGAGTCGGCATATCATTTACCGACGCGCAGGCCGATGTCATAAAGTACGGCACGGAATCCGAAAAGGCCGCAATGCTTTCGCAGGTCATAACCGATAACGTGGGAGAGATGAACAGCAAGTTCGCAGGTACGGATCTCGGAAAGATACAGCAGGCAAAGAACGTCCTCGGGGATACCGCAGAAGAGCTCGGTGCGGTTCTTCTTCCGGCAGTAGCAGAGGCCGCTAAATGGATATCTGCGAACCTGGTGCCTAAGCTCAGTGAAATGATAAGCATATGTAAGCAGCATCCGGTCATTGCTAAAGTCGCGCTTGCTCTTACAGGGATAGGCCTTGTAATAGGCCCACTCATAGTGTCGATCGGTTCCTTTGCAACCTCGATCGGAGCGATAGCATCCGCTGCGCCTGATCTTCTTAGATTCGGAAGCGTGCTGACCAGGTTCGGGTCCGGCATCGCGGGAGCTTTCACAGCAATCCCTGGCATCATAGCAGCAGCCGGTGCAGGAATAAGAGCATTCGGCGTTTCGATCGCGGCGGCGCTTGGCCCGGTCGGACTTATCATCGCGGGGATAGCTGCGGCAGTCGCGGTATTTGTACTTCTCTGGCATAAGTCTGAGGGGTTTCGGAATTTCTGGAAAGGGTTATGGAAAGGCATCAAAAGTACTTTGTCATCCGCCGTTACCGCGATAAAGCACCTCATGAAGGGATTGGCTTCGTTTTTCGGCAACGTATGGAAAGGCATAAAGTCGGCAGTGGTTACGATCGTTAAAGGATTCGTTAACGCTATAGTTACTGTGATCAAGGTAAAGTTCGCGGTGATAAAGGCAGCACTGACACTCCTTAAGCACGCCTTTAGCCTGGCCTTTAAGGGGATAAGGACGTTAGCGGGCATCCTCCTTAATGCGTTAAGGGCGGTATTCAGTAAGATCAAGGGCGTGTTCTCCAAAGTTAAGTCCTTCCTATCCTGGTTCGGAGGGCTAGGTAAAAAAGCATATAACTGGGGCAAGGACCTGGTCGGCGGCTTTATAAAGGGGCTCGCGAGTCATGTGAAGAGCCTTTACGGTAAGGTGAAGGGAATAGCGAGCTTCATAGCAAAACATCTACACTTCTCTGTTCCGGAAGAAGGACCTCTTAAGGACTTCGATAAGTCGGGCGCAGACATGGTGGATCTGTTCACGAGCGGCATAAGCAGCAGGTTAGGCGCGCTAAAGTCATCGGTAAGCAGCATGGCAGGTACGTTAGCAGGTGCAAGCCCTGGTTACGGGACAGTTAGCCTTGATACGTCGGGATTAACCGATGCGGTAAGGGCCGGAATGGCAGTTAGCGGCGCTAACCTGTCACAGCCTGTATACTGCACGGTCAAGATAGGAGAAACTACGCTCGAATCGCAGGTAGTTAATGCAGTAAGAAAAGTAAGCAGAAGATCGGGAGGTTATTAAAATGCTAAAGGGTTATCTTTACTTATCGGACGATAACAGTACGTGGGAGAGGCTCCCGGACCCGGAATCATACAGCGTTAAGCCGGAGAAAGTGGAAGACATACTTACAGCGGAATCAGGAAGGACGATAAAGGTGGTGCGTGACTCAAGGAAAGTAACCGTGTCATGCACCTTCTGCTTAACGGACGCATGGCTGAATAGGCTCGCAGCATGGAACGACAAGACTTCGTTTTACCTTAAGTACTACGACGACCTGTCTAAGTCTGACTGCGTGATCGAATGCTACGCGGACGGGTGGAATCCGGAGCTTATCCGGGAATCCGTTAACCACGAAGATATAAAGGGAGCATGGAACTGCCCTCTTAACTTTCAGGAACTATAGGAGGGGCAAATGTACGGCGTAACAGAAAATTATCTTAAGGCGATGAACGCGGCAGTGCATCAGTGGTATGTTACGGGAGCAGTGACTCTAAAGGACGGCACGGTCATCGATCTTACGGAAGACGACATCCTCCAGGGAAGCCTCCTTATCCAGAACCAGTGCGCGGGAGATGGCAGCATCGATATCGGCCAGGTATATATGGGCGAGATGGATATGACGGTGATCCGTCAGGATATAAAAAAGTCGGAGTGGCTCGGCGCGGTAATAAAGCTAATGTTCCACAGGCGTGAGTTCGACGGCGATTTCGCGGAGATATCGCCTGATATCACAGCCGCTGACAGTTTTGGAACTATCCATGCATCGCATGAAAAGGAAGGATATGAAGCGTGGCGCGCATTCGAAAGCAGCGGAAGTACATACTGGGACGCGGGAGCAGGAAGCGCTGCTCTTGAATGGAACTTTCCCTGTCTTACGAGGATAAGGCACATCTCTCTTAACAATCTTCCGGGTACTTACTACCAGGGCCTAGAAGCTTCGGATGGTGGGACGCTTGCAGATTCTGACGGAAACATGCTTATGGCAGTAAGGACATCCGGTTTCGATGTGTCGAAGACCGTAAGCGTGTACACCGACTCATTCAAAACAAAGCTGATCGGTACCGCGGATTTCAGAGATTCAGGATACAGCTTCGTGGGTTTCACCCCGGAAGGCGGTTATATTGACACCTATGCTCTTTACTTCGAATTCCCGGATTCATACGGTGACGATGTCGGGCTCAGCGGCTGCGATGTTTATCAGGAAGCATGGAACGATAACTTCTGGGCCGACATCCCCATAGGGACATGGAACGTGGACAATGCCGAAAGTTCGGAAGGCGGAGTTGCTCTCACCTGTTACGACAATATGCTGGCGTTCGAAGAAGAATACGATGAAGATGTAAAAAGCATCACGGCATTCCTTGATTCAAGTCCGTACACGTTCCTTAAGAATATGATCGGCTACGTATCGTCTGAGAGCGGTATAACGACCCGCTTTTACAATTCCTCATCTGCTACAGCAGCGCTCATAAACGGAAGCAGCAGCATATTATTCAAGACAGTTTCTGATACAAAAGACTGGAAGACGTGGCGTGACGTTCTGTCGTCAGCCGCGGCTGCTCTCGGAGGATTCGCTGCAGCAAACAGGTACGGCAGGATAGAGATCAGAAATTACAGGGACGATCCGGTAGATGCAATAACAGCGGACACGTTCCTGCATGAAGGAAGCACGTTCTCCGACAGCGAAAAAGACGTAAGAAGAGTGAACGCTGCTTTAGATGACAGCACCAGACTCAAGGTAAAGAACAGCAACTGGGGGACCGGAATAAAATCATACACGCTCGATCTCGGGACGAATCCGTTCATAGCAGTAAAGAGCAAGGAAGATGCGACGGTGATCGTGACCAACATATCAAATGGCCTTCAGCCTGTTAAGTTCAGCGCGTTCTCCATAGAAAGAGCGGCTGATCCCGTTTACGACCTGGGAGACAGAGTCAGCATATCAGGCGGCGGAGCAAAAGATACGTTCAGTTATCATATCACGAAGTTCAGCTTCGACAGCCACAAGTATCACATGGAAGGAGTGACTCCCATAAAGCTCGGATCGTCATCATCCGGTGGTACATCTTCATCGAAGAGCTCCGGGTCTTACCTGAAGACTAACGGCTCCAATATGTCTAAAGCATTCACTGCAAGTCCTGCATCGTTCAGGGTAGGCGGAAATATCTGCTTCCCGAATGTCTACGACAGGACAATAGACACCGATCCCTAACATGGCAATAAACAGCAACGGATATATTTACAGATCGGCAGCTGATGCTAATCTCCATATAAACTACAGCGGGTATCTTTCGCGGGGAGTCCCCAATATGTACATCGATTCAGCCGGCTCTTTATACAGGTGCGGAAAGCCGAACTACACATGGCTTATGGGAAGCGGCATGAAGGGCTACAACTGGGACTGCTGCGTATATGCAGAAAATAAGTTCGTTGCCGTAGGGTCGGTCACGATAGAAGGAACAGAAACATACAAAGTAGCTCGTGCCGAATCAAAGTACGGCTATGAATGGGAAGTAACGGAGATAGGCACTTATAACGCACCTCCTATAAAAATGGCGTATGACGGGAAAGGCAACTTCGTTATCGTGTTCTGCAGAAGGATCCTCTATGAAACGTTTCAGCCTTACGGCGGCATGAGCTATATCTATCATTCCGATGACGAATGCAGGACCCTTAAACAGAGGGTAGCTTCTGACGGAAGGATAACAAGCGCAGCATACGGGTCCGGCAAGTTCATGGCAATAGGATACACCTGGACATTCGGAGACGTCGCGGGCATATTTAACAGAGAGAATAATCCGAGGACAGGCCTCATACTTATGGAATCGTCCGACGGGATTTCATGGCAAGATGTTTCAGCTGTGGGAATCGACACAAAATACTTAAATGACTCAGGCGCTGTGCATTATGAAAAAATCGATACTGCTGCAGATAGCATCCTGGACTTTGAAACAGGCTCTCCTTATCAGCTCATCGAATATCATTTCGGATATTTTTTTGCGGTCTCAGGCATGCACGTTTCAAATCCGTATCCCGATGCTCCGGACTTCGCTCATATGTGGAGATACTTTGGTCAGGGAAAGATCGCCTGGTCGGAGGACGGCCGGACATGGACGCAGACGCAGACGGCAGACGGCATCATAAAAAATAACCCGCTGAGGATCAAAAGCTTCCACAGGAGCATATATGGAAAAGATCCGACAAAATATGCTGAAATAGGCGGAGTAAAACTGGACCTCGTATATATCGAATTCTCAGCGCCTCAAAGAGATTATTTCCCCGCGTATAACCCGAACGAGGCATGGCAGCTTCAGGAAACTGAAAGAGACGAGAATACCATGTGCGTGGGACTTGGGGCAGGCAGCACCCTTGATAATAAATATTATGAGGACGGTGAGTATCCCTATCTTAAAGTAAATTCCCGTTATCCGAAAAGACTGGATAAGCAGGATGAATACGACGAAACCGATCAGGCATCGAACGGATGGGCATACTCTCTGCGGCATCAGCACCTTGCACGCAGCAGCTCAGTGGATGGACAGGGAACCACCGAACGTCCATGGGACTGGTCCTTCGGGCAGAATATTTTCACACCGCTGGACATCGATAAATCGCAGCTGTGCTGCTGCGTATGCGGAGGACCTCACATAATAGTAGCTCTCGGAAATCAGTACAGGACAGACGGGAACTGTTCATATTTCCAGACGATAAAAGACGAAAGGTAGGAAGCTATGAGTGAATATAGACTAAGTCAGACCGGAGCGGTGATCCAGCAGGCCATAACCAAAATGGCAGCTGTGACCGTTACCGCAGATCAGATAAACGAAGGAGTAACAAAGGCGGAAGCTCTTACTCACACAGCGGCGGAGATAGATGCAGGCGTTACAAAGATCGGGACGATCACGCAGACCGCAGCCGAGATGCAGGAGATACTGAATGTGGGAGCGCGGGTCGCATCACCTGCATCGGCATCTTCCGGTGAGGTCCTTACAGCGGACGGATCGGGAGGGACTTCGTGGGCCGCGGGAGGCGGAGGATCAGGCGCCGTGTCATCTGTCGACGGAAAGACGGGAGCGGTCACTCTTACAGATACTTATCTCGGACTATCAGGCGGCACACTTACGGGAACATTAAACATAGGAACAACGGAGACTGCAGTCTACACAGGGGTCTGCACATGGAGGAAATGCGCGAACGATTCGGGCAATGTCCACCAGGCGGCCTTTTTTGTCAACTCCGACGGAACAGCAAAGTTCGTGAACAGAGGCGCAAGCGGATCAACTGATACCGCATCGCTTACGTTCGGAGCAGGCGGGTTCAAATGCATCATGGGCACATCGAAAACCATAGCAAGTATAGATGCAAACGGCGGTGTGACGATTACAGGTGAACTCACGGGACCGGATCACACCGGCGGCACGGCTACTTTTGGTTATCTTGCAGAAAACGCAAAGACTACGGAAATATTTATGTCGGCAGGTGAAGTCACGATCACAGCTTCCGAATGGACCGCATCGACCGACGCCGCGGGATATTACGAGGCAGCAGCTGCCGTGGACGGGATGTGCGCCTGCTATCATCAGATGACCCTTATAGCGGCATCGGGTATCGTTCCCACGGAAACGGAACGCACCGAGTTTAGTAAGATCGTTCACATTACCGATGCTGACAGCACGACTCTTAAGCTCTATGCGACGGCGGCTCCCACATGTGATCTTAACATTGCAATAAGCGGGACATATGTATTGCTTTAGAAGCAGCATAAGCAGCATTTTTTATTGGAGGAAATAACATGAAAATACATAAGAAGATAAGCAGATACAATTCATCGGAAAGGAACGGCGAAAAGATAAAGTACATAGTGATCCACTATGTCGGAGCCGTATCGTCTGCGAAGAACAACTGCATATATTTCGGAGGAGGAGACCGCCAGGCGTCGGCTCACTATTTTGTAGACAGCGGTATCTGGCAGTGCATCAAAGTCTCGAAGGCGGCATGGCACTGCGGAGGAGGGCTCCAGGACTACGGGAAGACCTCTGTCGGAGGAAACAGAGGAGCGGTTCTCCACTACATATGCACCAACAGGAACAGCATCGGGATAGAGCTCTGCTGCGAAAAGAGTGGCGGTGAGATCGTGCCAACTAAGGAAGCGATACAGACTGCTGCGCCTCTTGTACGGCACCTCATGAAAAAGTACGGCATCCCGGCGGAAAGAGTCGTAAGACATTTTGATGTTACGGGAAAGTGCTGTCCGAACGGATACATCAGTAAAAAGTCATGGAAGAAGCTCCATGATTATCTTACGGAAGGCACAGGTGAATAAATGGACTGGCAGACGATACTTGCAATAGCAGGCGGGATAGTCCTTATAGGGAACGCAGCCGCGCTTATATATAAATGGCTTAGGCCTGCATATCAGCTGACGCAGAGGGTGAAAGTGCTGGAAGATCACGACCGGAAAGACTACGAAACCATCGAGTCACTAAGGGAGCTTAGTAAAGCTCAGTGCAGCGCGCTACTATCCATCATCAATCACATGATAGACGGAAACAACAAAGAGGATATGAAGAAGACGCGCGAGCAGATCGCGAAGATCCTCATATCGATGAAATAACGGAGGTAGATAAAATGAAAGTTAAAACTGATACAATAGCCAGGACTATCGTCCTTATGATAACGCTTCTTAACCTGGTGCTGGGCCTTCTCGGAAAGACGGCTCTTAAGATAGACGAATCAGTGATATATGAGGCATGCTCTGTAGGAGCCGTGATCATAGCGGCGGTCATATCCTGGTGGAAGAACAACTCGTTCACCCAGGTTGCTCTAAAGGCTGACGAAGTCATGAAGAGCGAAAAAGCACTTAAAGCAGCAAATAAGTAGCATAATATCCTTTCCACATTGAACTTATGGTATGGTATAATTAATTACCATACTATTGGCAAATCTAATAGAGCCATGTTGTATTACACCCTTAATTGATTATAGAAAGGATGAGGACAAATGACCAATGCAATACATAGGCGTATCCTGGCTTTCGCACTCGCGATAGCTGTGATGATCGCATTCACACCGGCAATAGCATTCACGCAGAGTGCGTCGGCAGCGACAAGGCCGGGCAAAGTCTTGTGGTCAAGTATCACTAAAACACCGACAACAGTAACGCTCAAATGGCAAAAGGCATCGAAGGCAAAAGGCTATTCGGTGTACCAGAAGAAGAGCGGGAAGTACAAGAAGATAAAAACCACGACGAAGAGAACGTACACCACAAAGAAGCTAAAGGCATTCAAAAGCTACAGCTTCAAAGTCCGCGCTTACAGGATGAGCGGCGGCAAGAAAGTCTACGGCAAGTACTCTTCAGCGAAGAAAGTGACAACGGCGGCTTCGAAGATCACTGGCGTTACGATCACGAGCTCGGCATCGTCAGTATCCGCAGGCAGCAATGTCACGTTCACTGCAACTGTTACCGGAGGGACGAAGCCTCTAAAGTATCAGTGGTACAAAGACGGCGTCCTGATTGAAGGCGCGACGGAGAGCACATATACGGCAGCGCTCGGTTCATCAGACAGCGGAGCCAAGTTCACGTGCAAAGTCACAGGCCCTGACGGGAAGAGCCTTACTTCGGAAGAAGCGGGCAGCGTGACGGTATATAACACGGTCACCAGGACAGTAGTCAAAAGCTGGAACATAGGGTCTGATACGGCAGGAAATAATTATACTGGCTCGAACGGAACTGATAAGGTCGTTGCTACTCTGTACAGTGACGGAGAACTTGCAGTGACGGGAACAGGCGACACTGTTGCATTTGATTATCCTACACGCACGGGTTCGGCTCCTTGGTCGATTGACAAATATAAAACGCAAGTTAAGAGTTCAACGATAGTCTCAACGGTAAAACCTACAGACATGTCACATTGGTATAGTGGATGTTCAAATCTAACAATGACACCGATGATACCATCAAGCGTGGAGAAAATGCAGTTTACGTTCGCCGATTGCACATCACTTACAAACGCACCAGACTTAACAGGATGTACAAGTCTGACAGATATGACTGCCTCATTCTATTACTGCACCTCACTGACGGATATGAGCAGTTATATGATTTCGGCAGGTGTAAAGAATATGAGCCAGACATTCCAAGGCTGCACAAAGCTTACAACAGCACCTACGATACCGAGCAGCGTAGAGAATATGGGCAGTACATTCCAGGGCTGCACATCGCTTACAACAGCACCTACGATACCGAGCAGCGTGACGGAGATGACCGGTACATTCAATGGCTGCAGCGCGCTCACCGGTACGATGCTTATAAAGGCAAGTCCAACAAGCGGCAATTATTCAAATTGTTTCGGTGGAGCCTCGACCAACACAGGTACTGATCTGAAAGTAACTTGCATGAAATCTAAGCTGACGGCAGTGACAGGTATAGTTAATACAAAATCGACTAATTCAAATATTGCACTTGGGAATCCGACTTGGAACATAGGAGCGGCATCAGCCAGCGTGAATTATACGGGTTCGAACGGAACCTCATCAGTAGTAGCCACCTTATATTCCGATGGAGAACTTGATATAACAGGTACAGGCAATACAGTGGTGTTCGGCGATGCGACATCCACTTCAGGAACGGGAGCATACCAGACGCCATGGAACTTAGCAGGCAAAGCATCTGCCATTACGTCAGCGACTATAGCATCCGGTGTCACGCCTACAAATATGGGGCGCTGGTATGAAGGATGCGCCATTACTGCAGCACCTGCGATACCGAGCAGTGTAAAGAATATGGACAGTACATTCCAGGACTGTGGTTCGCTTACTACGGCCCCTGACATTTCGGGATGTACGCAATTAACGAATATGTATGAGACATTCGATGGCTGCACCGCTCTCACCACAGCACCGACGATACCGAGCAACGTCGAAAATATGGCCTATACATTCAATGGCTGCACCGCGCTCACTGCAGCACCTGCGATACCGAGCAGAGTGACGAATATGAGAAGTACATTCCAAGGCTGCACATCGCTTACTACAGCACCAAATATTTCGGGATGCACGAATTTAACAAATATGAACGATACATTCAATGGCTGCACCGCGCTCACAACAGCACCGACGATACCGAGCAGCGTGACGGATATGGAAAGTACATTCTCTGCCTGCAGAGTGCTCACCGGTACGATGCAGATAAACGCAAATCCAAGCTATGGCAATTATAATTTATGTTTCGGTGGCGCCGCGACCAGCAGTGCAGGACTGACGGTGAATTACACGTCTGCGAATGCAAGTATTATTGATGCTATCATTGCGACCCAAGGTACTGGAACAGGTGTCAAAAAAGGAAGTCTCGTAACACCATAATCAATCAAAACTCATATCCAATCGAGGAGGCAGCCGGTAACTGCCTTCTCTTTTTGTGCCGCACAGCGCCGGGGACATGATCTGCCGGCGTTTTATTATGCGCACGGAAATAGCCATTAAGGAAATTATCGCACCCTGCCCGGCCCAAAAACAGTCTGTTTTTCAAAATTTTTTTATGCTAATTTTTATTCACAGGCTGCTGCAGAAACGTCGGAACGGATGCGTAAAACAGGCTTGACTATACGGCGCCAAAGAGTGATGTATAGCTATGCAAGGTATCAGGTCATACAATGAAAGGGGAATACAGAGTATGGAAAATAAGGAAAAGGCAGCGAAGGTCACAAAGGCCGTCGGCATGAAAATGGATGACAAGGGAGCGTGGCACGAAAGCCGCATGGACTTCTACGGCGCGACCGAAGAGGAAGCGGAAGAAAGCTACGAAAAATGGCAGCAGGACTGCTACGGGTACGACACTTCCTTGCCCCTCGGCGATCTCGTCGAAAAGTATATCTACGAGATACTCATAAACGACCGCAACATACGTTACAACACCAAAGCCGAATACATATCGGCCTACAAGAACTACTTCCGGGAAATGCCCGCAGCAAGGCGCCCTCTCAAAAGCATCAGAGCGATCGACCTGCAGATACAGTACAACCAGATGAACTGCGAAGGAAGATACATAAGACTCGCCAACACACTCATCGGAAAACTGTACGCATTCCTGCAGCTGCAGATGAACATCCAGGACATAACGAAGCAGGTCACCGTACCTCAGCTCGTCATGAAGTCGGGAGTCGATATAGAGGTGTGGTCGGACAAAGAGCTGGCAGTAATAAAAGAGGCTCTCCCTACTGCGCCGAGGATACGGTTCCTCATAGTGCTGCTCATGAACACCGGCTGCAGGATATCAGAACTTCTCGCACTCAAGTACAGCGACATCGATGTGAAGACCAGGACGCTCACGATCAACAAACAGCTCGCGAAGGAGAAAGACCTGCAGGACAGGAGCAAGGGTTCCTGGTTCGAACTGGCGCCTACCAAGTCGCAGAGCAGCAACAGACGCATACCTCTTTCGGATTACGTAATGGAAGAATTCGAGATCCACAAAGAATGGCACAGAGGCCAGATGGAACGTTACCGCTTTGAGACCGACTACATCTTCACATCGCTTCACGGCAATGCCATAGACAAGCGCACGGAGATAGTCACATTCAAGAGATTCTATAAGCGCATCGGCGTCCCCTACAGGAGCTACCATGTTTACAGACATACATTCGGGACGAACCTCTGCCGGAACAACGTACCGATACAGGTCGCTTCCAAGCTGCTCGGACACTCGTCCATCAATGTCACAGGCAAGTATTACATCAACGTGGACGATCAGCAGAAGATCGATGCGATAAACAAAATGACGCTGAGTTAAAGGCGTACTACCGGCCCGGGGAAACCCGGGTCTTTTTTAGTATTAGTAAATACTGACAGAACTGGCAAATTATAGTCAACAAGTTATACCATGCTTACAAGTTATTTTATCAAAACAGGAGGGATGCTAACATGGTTAATACCAAGACCACAGTATCAAAGAAAGTGCTCGCTATTGTATTAGCAGTAGCTTGCATGGTAGCCTTCACACCTGCTATGGCGTTCACATCAAGTGCACACGCAGCAGCATGGAAGGTTTCTCCTACAAAGGCTACAGTCTATGTAGGAAAATATAAAACCCTCAAATCGACAAAGACAGCTAAGTGGACTTCAAGCAAGAAGTCAGTAGCTAAGCTGACAGCGTCGAAGGGCAAGACAGTTAAAGTAAAGGGCGTTAAAGCCGGCAAAGCAACGATCAAAGTTACTTACAAAGGCACAACGAAAAAAATAGCAATCACTGTTAAGAAGGCTATTACAGGCGTTACAGTAACGGGTACAGCTAAAGTCGGAGAAGTTCTGACAGCTACAACAACACCTGCATCTGCTACAGCAAAATATCAGTGGTATGCTGACGGCGCAGCTATTTCAGGCGCTACAGCAAAGACTTTCACAGTTACAGCTGCCACAGTTGGCAAAGCTCTTACTGTAAAAGTTACTGGTACAAGCAGTTATGGCGGAAGCAAGACATCAGCTGCAACAGCAGCAGTTGCTAAGAACACATTCTCAGTTGCTGTTTCCGGAATGACTGGAACAACAACGACTGCTTATGACACCGCTCTCGTAGGCGACACACTTTCTGCTACAACAACACCTGCAGCAGCTAAAGATGTCGTAACATATCAGTGGTACAGAGGAACAAACGCGATTGCAAATTCTACAGGTGCTACATATGTTGTAACGGCTAATGACAATGGCGCGGCTCTTCATGTCGTAGCAACAATAACAAAGGATGGAGCTGCGGGATACAATAACACAACAGCAGCATCCACATCAGTTAATGCATCACAGGCTCTTGCATCTGATGCAGCTACAATCACAATGGGCTCAGGCGATCCGCTTGCTGCATCAGCATACACAGCTACAGTAACTTTAAAAGCTGGAACAGCTGCAGCAGATATAACTGGATATACTGCAACATGGTATTATGAGAAAGCCGATGGAACAGTTGCACAGGCTAGCGCTGCACTGTCATTCGCTTTGAATTCAAGCAATGTTTACACTGCAACAACTACAGCTACTCCTACAGCAGCCAATGTTGGTAAAACAATGGTACTCGTTGTAAAGAGAGCTAATTATACAGGAACTATTACAGCTACATCAAGCGCAATCAAAACTGCGGTTACGGCTGTAGCTGCAGATAAAGACACAGCAGATCTGACAGCTGGCGTTACAACGCTTACAGCAACAACAACACCTGCAGATGCCACAGTAAGTTATCAGTGGTATGAAACAGTCAACGGAATCGATTCAGCTATAGCAGGAGCTACATCCAAGACATATGAAATCCCTGCTACAGCAACGGGAACTGTTTCATATAAGGTTCAGGTTAAAGGAACAGGAAACTATTCCGGTACCACAACAAGTGCCCCTGTTACAGGAACGATTTCAACAGCAGCAGTAAATATTTCAGCAGTTACTATCCAGAAGGATGGCAAAGCTGTTGGTGCTACAGTTTCAACAGGTGATACCCTTACAGCAATAACAACACCTGCAAAGGCATCAAGTTCTGTAACATACACATGGTACAAGGGCGATACAGTTCTGGGAACAGGCTCGACATATAAGGTTGAAAATGCACTGGCAGGAAGTGAAATCACTGTAAAGGCTACGCTGAACAGCGGAGTTACAATGTACGAAATGACATCTTCACCTGTGGCAGCTACTGCAGTAAAAGTATCAGCTGCATTAACCAGCGTCAAACTTGCATATACAAACGGTTTAGCTTCAACAGCAACTGGCTATGCAACATATGCAACACCGTCGATCGGTAATACTGTTGTATCTACATTAGATCCAGCAAGTGCTGATGTTACATATTCATTCTATCTGAATTCAAATGCTTATCCAATCACATTAGACGATACAAACAGTATTGCTACAACAGCTGCAGCAAGCGGAAAATTTGTGATTCCTGCGGAAGTTACAATTGATACTGCACAGGTTGCAACAAAGGGACAGAAAATTATCGTTATAGCAACAGGTAAGAGCAAATCAAATTATGCTGGCTCAACAACACAGGCTACAACAGATACTATCGCGGCAGCTTCCACAGTAAAGACAATCAAGACGGTTACGGTTTCCAAGAGTGGTGTTGCTATCACAAATACAAATGGTTCTAACGTTCAGGTTGGAGATGTTCTGACAGCAAAAGCTAATGATGCAACGCCATCGCCAATCAACAGTGGCGTTACATACACTTGGACAGTTGGCGGAGCAGCAGTAAAGGCTGATACAGCAGTTGCTGATGGTTCACAGTATACTGTGAAAGATTCGGATGCTGGAAAGGCTATCACAGTTACAGCAACATCAAGCGATGCAACACTTGCAACTGGAACAGCAACATGGGATAACTTCGGAAGAAGTGTTGCCCTTGCTGATTTCAATGCAATAGTTTCGAACGGAACAACTGCTGCAACAGCTGCAACTTCACGTTTCACAAGTGGTGACACAATCAACGTTTCGGTACCTACAGGATACACTGCTACATATTCATGGAGTGGCCAGGAAGGTACAGCTACTAACGGAAGCTATACTTTGACAGACAAGGATATTGCTGCAGGACATGCTGCAATCACAGTTACTGTTACTGATACTGTAACTAATACAAATGTAAAAACTGTTACATTTACATATCACGTTGCAGCAGGCGGTGCAGCAGCATATTACACATATGCAATAGTATAAGACAACTCAGTAATTGACATCACCCGTTAAGAGCGGGAACCGGGCTAAACCGGGAATAAAGAAGTCTGACTCTTTGGAAAGCATGGCAAAGAGCCAGAATCAAAGAGTTAAACTTCATTAAACGCAAATATTCAAAGAATGACTATAAAGCATGGATATTGCAAAGGTAGGTGCCGGGGACTATATCTCCGGCATTTACCCTATTATGGGGAACGTATAACTTGTTATAGCAGGGGATGCGTAGAATCGAAAAAGTGAATCAGATAGAAGACAGAAAGGTAAAGCTCAACATGAAGAAAGCAGCAAAGATCATGGCAGTCTTGATGGCAGTAATGCTGTGCATCACGCTGACAGCATGCGGAGGTCCGAAAGAATCCGCATTCAAAGACTCAACGGCAAAAATAGAGAAGACGACAGCAAAGGGAAGTCTTGGCACCGTGAAAGGCAAATACCTTCAGAACGGTACGAAGGGTAATTACGTCGTCTATGCTTCAAAAGGCAAAGGATTCAACTCGCAGCACGGCAAGTATGAGTTCAAGAGCGGCAAGATAAGCATGACGTATTATGATACTGGTGCAGCATTGACCTATACGATCAATGACGACCAGAAGGACAAGAACACAAAGATCTTGAAGAACAAAAACATAAAGATCACCTGCACATACAAGAACGGAACAGCGGGACTGCATTCCGCATCGAAGGCATTCGAAGGAACATACAGCCTTGGAACAGGAACGAAGATCGTCTTCAAGAAGGACGGCACATTCCGTCAGGTGCAGACATTCACGTACAAGGTTTCAGGGAACACACTGAAGCTGACATACAACAAGGACACACAGAAATACAAATGGACAAAAAGCGGCAATAAGCTGATCATCAAGCAGAACGGAACTACTGTTGAGAAGCTCGTGCCGAGTAAATAG